ATGCAGCAACGCAAGCCGATAGCCTAACTACATTGGTTGGCAATGCAGCAACTCAAGCAGGTATACTCACTACCATTAACTCTAACGTTGCCGCTGCAAACGCTGCCATTACTGCCTTACAGTCCGCAGTTGGGTCTAACTCGGCAGATATTATTACATTGTTTGCTAATGCTGCCACACAAAACTCAGCATTAACTGTCCTTACTGCCAATGCTGCATATCAAGCAGACTGGCTATCGGGACTAACTGCAAACACAGCGTCTAACGCAGCCGCACAGTCTGCACAAATTGATTTAATCAATAGCAATATAAGCACGTTAACTACTACTGTAAACGGCATTATTGTCGGTAGTGGGTTTGTTACTCCGGCAGAGCTTGCCGCAAATATGGCTATTGCCAATTCTGCAATCGTCTCGGCTACTACCAGCAATATTACATTGACTGGTAATTTATCAACTTCTAATATTATTTTATCTGGACCAAGTGGGTCTGGTATATTCTGGGGTAACGGAATTAGATATGTTCCGTACGGCAACACAGCGGTTAGCAACTATTTACAGAGTTTCAACGGCCTGATTACTTCTAACATTTTAACAGTAACAACAGCCGTTAAGAGCTATGCATACCAATTTGCAAACGGTGTGTCAATCTTCTCCACTATTACTCCAATGGTTCTTGGCAACTTAACAGTCAATGATCAACGAGTTACTGGCATCAATGTAGTAGACCCAATTATTTTAGGCGACGAGCAGGTTCCTACACAAGTTGTTAAATCCGATTCACAGCTAGTGGCTAATGCATCTATTTCAAGCATTAACTATACTAGTGGGGCATTGGTTATTCCTAACGGCGGCCTAGGCGTTGCCGGTAACGTTTACTTAAGTGGTCTTCCTGGAACTCGCTTCCAAGTTGGTGAAGGCGGTCAGTTCTTGCCGAACGTGTTGGCTCAGTTTACAAGCAATATTGGATCTTATGTTCAAATTAACATGCAGAACTTAAGCTCAGATCCACTGGCTAGTTCCGACTTTGTTGCAACCGCAGACAACGGTGACGACTCTCAAAACTTTATTGACATGGGTATCGCTAGCAGTACCTATAACTATCCAGGATATACTGCAATTAAGCCCAACGATGGCTACTTACTAACCAATGGTGGCAATTTATTGTTGTCTGCTACAAGTATTGATAAGTCCATTAACTTCTATGCCGGCGGCGTCGAGGATGCAAATCAGATCGGCCGTTGGGACGCAGGTAACTTAATTGTTGGAACACATATCGCTCCTACTGCAACAGCAACATTCGATCTAGGAACATTGACGTCATCGTATCGAAATATATTCCTAAGCGGCAATGTGCAGTTTACTTCTAGTCCTGCGGGAATGATTAGTGGTGCGTCGAGCATTAGCACCATTGACTTAACAGCAACTGGAAACATTTCGTTCACAATGTCCAACGCCAGCCACTGGACAACTCCAGTTACCAGTGTAGCAGCAGCGTTGAATCAACTTGCGGCCAGAATCTGGGCAATAGAAAACCCCTAAATGTTTGAGTTCTAGCATCACACACTATATAATTGTGTGATGCTAACAACAATACAGGACGCAGTAAAACAATACCTACCTTCTAAACGTAAGACCAGTTCTAATGGCTGGACTTCGTTTAATGCTGTGTGTTGCGAGCATAACGGTGAGAGCCGAGACAATCGGGGGCGTGGCGGCGTAATCTCTAATGCCGACGGATCCATATCATACTCTTGTTTCAACTGTAACTTCAAAGCCAACTACACACCAGGACGTCATCTGAACTTTAAGTTTAGAAAGCTACTGAGTTGGTTAGGAGCTGATGAAAACTCCATCAAGCGTTTGGTAATAGATGCGATCCGTGTTAAAGATCTAGTCAGTCCAGAACAAATAAAACAAGCACCTGACGAAGAGGTTACGTTTAAGCCACGCCCATTGCCCGAGGATGCAGTTAGTTTCCAACAATGGAAAACTTTTCTAATGCTACAGGATCAGGACGAGCCTGTGCATCCACAGTTTGTAAAAGCATTTAACTACATTCATGATCGTAAAATTGATTACAATCGTTATGAATTCTACACTACAGAAAATGCAGCATATAACTTACACAAGCGTGTAATCATTCCCTGCTACTGGAAAGGCGATTTAATTGGATACACAGCAAGAACTTGGGAAAGCCCAGAGTCAGTCAAACCCAAATATCATAACAGTTACGAGCCTAATTTTGTTTTTAATGTGGATATGCAGACTCCTGATAGGAAGTTTGTTCTTGCAGTTGAAGGTCCGTTTGATGCGATGGCAGTTGACGGTGTTGCTGTGCTGTCTAACGAGGTATCTGAGGTTCAAGCAGATATTATCGACAGTCTTGGGCGGGAAGTCATTGTAGTTCCGGACTTTGACCTTAAAGAAGTACGTGGACGAATGGTATGGGCAGGCGAGCGACTAGTTGAACAAGCATTAGAGTTTGGGTGGAGTGTTAGCTTTCCTGTATGGAGAGATGAGTGTAAGGATGTATCCGCAGCGGTACAAAAATACGGCAAATTATTTACGATGAAGGCCATTTTAGAAGGCAAAGAATCGAGCCGTTTAAAAATAGAGTTAATGCGTAAACGCATACATAGTTAACAATGAATAAAGAATATAACGCAGAAATACAAAAACTATTTTTAGAGATGATGTTGCAAGACGCCCAAAACTTTGTGCGTGTGCAAAATATTTACAACCCAGAGAACTTTGATCGTAGCCTACGAGAGACCGCAACGTTCATTACTGAGTACAGCGACAAATATAAAACGCTGCCAACACCCGAACAAATTAGAGCGACCACCAGCATCGAGTTAAAGCCTGCTGCCGAAATGCAGGAACATGCTGAATGGTTTATCAATGAGTTTGAGAACTTTACCAAACGGCAAGAACTAGAACGTGCTATTCTAAAGTCAGCTGACATGATCGAAAATGGAGACTTTGCTCCAATTGAAAAGCTGATCAAAGATGCAGTTCAAATCTCCTTAACCAAAGACTTAGGCACCGATTACTTTGCAAACCCCAGTGAACGTATTAACAAATACTTCAACAGTGGCGGACAAGTAAGCACAGGATGGCCGCAGATGGATAGCCTGCTATACGGCGGATTTAGCCGGGGGGAACTAAACATTTTTGCAGGTGGTTCTGGTTCAGGTAAATCCTGGGTTATGATGAACTCCG